ATCCCCATTTGCCCATTGCAAGCTTTGCAAGCTTTGCAAGCTTTGCAAGCTTTGCAAGCTTTGCAAGCTTTCGAGATTCTGCAAACGCTCTAGGGTTTCAAGGCGTTCCCCTAAAAGGGGAATCTCACAGGCGGGGTTTTCTGTCAAGTGTTCTTGTAAATTATTTTTGAGCCACGCTATATATTTCTGTTTGCATTCACTCTGATGCTTTAATACCCAGACACTTGAAGCGCAGTCTGTATCAATGCCCATGTCTTTTAAAAGCGAAAAATCATTCAAAACTCGTGCAAAATGTAAAGCTTTTTTCCACGGTTCTAGCTCTTTGGCATATAAATAATTTTCGCCATTGTTGCCGAAACTCCAGCAATAACGGATATACGGGTCTTTATCTTTAAGCTCAGAAAAATCTTCACGCGAAATCCAGCGGTTTTCATTTTTATATTTGCCGTCAATTGCATCATGAAAAAGCTGTAAAGGCATAGGATTTATGTCATTTAAGATAATCTTTTTATAGTGTTTATGAGCAAGCGCAAAATGTGTCATTGCGCAACCCCCGGCAAATAAATCATAAAAATTCTCTGCTGGCGGAAAAAGTTCAAAGATTTTATCTGCTATCTGTGATTTTGAACCCTTGTAAGGAATGCCGTATCTTTTAGCCATGCTGACTAATTTACAGACAGCAAAAATTGCAAGCTATTAAAAAAAAGCACGCTTTCGTTTTAAGAAAGCGTGCAAACCTTTGAGGAGGTGGCAGACCATGCCCTGCGGGAAAAACCCGCTAACAAAACGATAAAATTGACAGAGAATTTTGTCAATAATATTTTTGTACGCTCAAGCGTATTATTTTGATTCACCGTAAAAACTGCCAGCTTTGGCAAAGTTCCAGAATGTGCTCCAATCAAGACAGGCTAAGCCGAGCTGAATGCGGCAAAAATCATCTGCAAAAATCTCTAAGGCAGCCAGGTTATAAACGTATGTATCAAATGCATGATTCGGCATACCTTCTTTTGCTTTCCAAATTGTGCGTAAGTATTTATTTGTGCGTTTGTCGTACTCTTCCATCTTGTTTTCAGCTTCAAACATTCTGAAATAATCATCATGAAAATCGTCCGGAAAGTTTGCATACCAGTCAGGCTGCAAACTGCCTTCGTCCCATTGCATTGTATTGAGCATCATGCTGATGCGGTCTTTGAGTTTTGTTGTATTTATGTGATAAGCCTGACCTAGACCGATGTTCTGCAAAGTTGCACGCGCAAACAGCTTGTAAGTTTCACCTCCGGCAATATAATCTGCACCTTTACAGGCATAAACACGGCTTGAGTAACGAAGGCAGAAAGAATAAACGTAGTCGGTATAATGACCTGAGTCCACAAGGCAGATGGCAATACGATAAAACTTGCCGTCTTTGGATGTAAAAACTGTGTTGTCGATATAATCTGCAAGCTTGTCCCAGACACCATTGAATGTTTCTGTAGGGCCGTCGATGCTGAAAAAATCAAGCGTCCATGTTACGCCACGGTCTCCGTAACCCTTAACATCAACAAAAAGCCGGTCTTTTTGAACGTCAACAGAAGCGCAGACAATAAGAATCGGGCTGCCGGCTTCTTTGGTTGCAATGTCATTCGGTATAGATTTGCGGATAAAGCCCCAGCGTTTATGAAGCATTGCTTTTTCATAACGAATCTGTTCATTTTGTTCCTTGAAGGGTAGACCCTGCTTCAAATTTCTGAAAGCGCGGTAAGCTTCTTTGTCGCGGACGCGGTTATTCTGAATGTCCCAGCACTTTGCCCAAAGTGCAACCATATCTTCCCAAGAGAACATGCCCGGCGGGTTGTAAATTGGCGAAATATGAAAAGATTCTGTAGCTATTGCAGAAGCCTGAGCTGTTGCACGCCATTCACCGCGCGGCATAATGTCGGCTTTGTCATAGTTTTTCATAACGCCGCCGCAATGCGGGCATTTATAGCCGACTGTCTCAAGAATCGGCATAAAGTTTTCATCGTTCTGCCAGACTATACCACCAATCTGATTATGAGAATCATCCCAGATAGCCCATTGAAGCTCTTGCATTTCACCGCAAAATTTACACGGTACAAAATACTTCTGCTGGTCTCCTTCAAGATAAAGCTTGTAAATTTTGCTTGTCTGTTCGATTGTTGGCGTTGATCCGAAATAGAGCTTGCGAATTGAAGCGTAAGCGTCTGAACGTGCTTCTACAAGGTCTTGTATTGTACCTTCTCCGCGCAGTTTGTCAGGCATACCGTCAATTTCGTCGACAAGAATGCACTTGTAAGAAAAGTTTCTGAATCTGTTAGGGCTTTTGCCGCCAACTGCATGAAGATAACCGCCTGGATATTCTTTTTTAAGCGATGTATCGCCTGTATTTCGCGACCCGGCAGCCTTTTTTGTCTGAGCATAAATAAGTTTTCGCGCACCGGCCCCGTCAATCATATGGTCAATTTTAGTGTTCATAGCTGTTTTAGCCATATCTTCATCGGTTAAGACAAAAAGCTGCGAGGCCGGATTTGACATTATGTTATAAAGCATAATGCTTTCAAGAATTCCAGTTGTTGCGCCAAGCTGATTGCCCTTCATAACAACAATGCGATGAGCCGGATTGTCGGGCGCGAATGCGTCAACAATTTTTTTAAAATACGGGAAACGCTCATAAGAAAAACGGCCCGGAAAAGGCGTAAGTTCACGGTCGATATAGCGCACGCGCTCTGCAAAAAGATGCGGCAATTCATAGCTTCGTTTTGATGTGAGAAGAGAAAATTGTTTTTGTAAATATTCTAAATCGCTATCAAGTGCAAGATTGCCGTAAATATTCATGCTTTAGTAATCTCCTAAAATTTCCCCCAGGTTTTCAATAAGCTGCCGATTCTGACTTAAAACTGTTATTACTTGATTTGATTCCATACCGTTTACTGCTTCAAGGTATTTTATAGACACTTCGTTTATGTCGCTGATTTTGTACAAGATTTCACGCGCCTGCTGCATTTCGTCAAATGTATCTTTTGGTTTTTCCACAATTTATCCCCTTGTTTAAAACTCAGGCTCTGCATAAATGCAATGCCCGTAAACACGGTGACGTTCATCAAGTGTCTGAGGGTTGTCAGGATTTGACGGCTGGACGTTGATTGATTCAGGGCGGCTATATCCAGGAATGAGATTTTTTATCCAGTCATTCTCGTAGATGAAATTTTTTATTGTGACGAATTGCGCTGTAAGAGTATCAAGACTTTGTTGACCTAAGCAAAATGCCGGTGTGCCATACATGATTAAATGCCGTTTTGTTGAAATGATATTTTGCAGCAAAAATGCTACTGTTCCGGCAACTTCTCCTCCTAAGCTCCAGCCGACAAAATACCACACATAATCTTGGCCGTAGGGTAGTTTTCCGTTTGTGTAATCAGCATAAATGTAATCAAACAAAGCTTTTGCCTGAAGATAGACACCTAACGGCACAATTATCTTTTTTTTGCCCACTTTTACGGTCTTCGGAATAAACAGCCAGTTGAAAAACCAATCTTTGAGAGTTTTTGTTTCCTGGCACTCTATGTAAATTCTTCTTGCGCTGTTATCGATACGATAACGCCAGTTAACCCCTGTTTTGGGGTCTTCGTAATAATCACGAGCAAGTTGCAGCTCGTTAAACAAGTCTAAATATTTCATTCTCTATCCTTACTCAATCTTGCCGTGAATCAAAACAGCCTTTTCGATTAAAACACAAGTAGCAAGCATTGATTGCGCTGCTTTTATTGCTTTCTCGTACATTTCTATCCAGGCAAGAGCTGCAGGTTCATCTGCTTTAATCATTGCCCATAAACGCTCTTTGGCTGCATCTGCATCTTCAACGCTGTCGCTGACTTTCTCAATCTCTTTTTGTATAAAAGCAAAAGCCTCGTAATCAGAATTAAAAGGCTTTTCGGTCTCTGCAAGTGTTTTAAGCTCTTTATTTATTAGCTTATCAAGTTCTTTGCGCTCGAACATTCTGTCCTCCTTGTTTTTTGTACGCTTGAGCGTACATCATTGGTATTTATAACGGCTGTGATAACCGTCAGTTTGCTTTGATAATCTGCAAAAAACTTTAGAATGCGCTCCATTTCTTGTTTTGTAACCGCAAGCCCGGCCTGTTCTGCAAAAAGCTCTGTAAGCTCTTCTAAAATCTTTTCTTTGGTTTTCAGTTTCTTCATGGTGTGCCCTTAAAAATCAAAATCAAAAGACTGTTGCATCATGGGCTGGTTTTTGCCCAAGATAAAATCGCAAATCCAGTTGCGTGCGTAATCTGTTGACATAAGACTGCGCTCTTTGCCGTATATACCGGCTGTATCGCTGCCTTTTGTGTCCCAGACGTTACGCACTTCTTTATCCCGTTGCTCTGAAAAGCCGTGCGTCGGCTCGCAATTAAAAAACCAGTAAGCGGTCGGTTTTCTGTAATAATCGCCACGCAGGCTGCGGTTTTTGTCAACGATTGACGGCGATTTAAGAAAGGCCGAAAGGAATTGAAGGGAAGAGGCAGGGTTTTCTATCACGATGCGCAAATTGCGCTTAAAACATACGCCGACAAACTGTATAAACAAATCAAAAAATTTTGCACGTTTTCCTGAACGCTCTAAAATCTTTTCGATTTTCTGCAAGGTGTTCAAATTCTGATAATTTTTGTTTGAAAGTCTAAAAAGATTTTGAGAAGCCTCGCAGAAATATATGCACGGAAAAAATGCAATAATCAAATCATCAGGTGTTATGCTATCAAACACGGTTTGCCCCCCCCCCATGCCATGCAGTTTCAATTGCACTAAACAGATCCGTAACAAAATCTGTCTGGCCGTAATCATTTTGAATGTCATAGTCAAACGCCTGATATCCGAGTTTCTTAAATTCGTTTTTGAATGTTCCTGACTGCTCAAAAAAGCAATGAACTTTGCCATTAATCTGCATTTTTTAAACCTTTTTTTTACGCTCCCAGACGAAACCCATTCCTTCTGCCAATTCTGCATCCGGAATCTCTACTGCAAATTTACCGTTGCCAAACACAACTACTTTCTTTCGCGACATCGCAAGTATGTTCTGTACTTTGCGTTTGATATAATTTTCATTTTCTTGTTCTGTCTTGGTAATTTTTTCTTCCAACATTCCAACTTTACTATCAATCTGCATTTCTCAAACCTTCGATTGTTTCTTTCAGCTCTTCGATTTCCGTACGGTTTGTATCGTACTTACCGCGCAAGCCGTCGAGTTCATTTGCTATGTGCTGTTTTGCATCACAAATACAACGGGTTAGGCCGTCGCGCAAATAATTGACAACATCGCTGCGACAATTTTTATCTGCTAAAATTTTTGCAATTATTGTGTCAACTGCGCCTTCTGGATAATCCAGTAATTTACTCATGAGCTGGTCTATGTAACCGAACAGCCGGCTTGTTACGAAATCTTTGGGGATAAGCTCTTGACGGCGTTCTTGTATGCGCAATTCTTTTTCGTTGGCTGCTGTAAGTGTCTGCAATGTTTTGGTAAAACGCTCAATGCCGGCTATGCCTCCGTAATTAACCACCAGCTCTTGTATTGTCATGTTCAGCATCGCTTCACTCAGGCCGGTGGTTATAGCTGAATTTTGCGCAGTTGCAGCGTTTAGAGGTGTAGCAGGGCTTGATACAGCTATTTTTTCTGTTTTGCGCGGTTTTGCTGAATTTGTTGATGCTGGACGGGTAATGTTTGCAAAATTTTGCGTTTGTGTTTCAAATTGCAACTTATTCTGCTTGGCTGTGAGGTAATTTCTGTTTACTGGATTGTCAGTATCAAGACGTTTGCCTGAGTTCAAAATGAGAGTACCATTTTTTATTTTTTCGCTTATTGACGGAGGACGAACTCCACACATTCGCGCAAATTCAGCCTGTGTAACTTCCATATTTGTGATTTTAATTACCTAATATTTACCTAACTATTAAATTATTAGTATTTTATTAGGCTATCAAAAAACCTGACACACATTTGAGAAGCGGCACCCCGCGCAGGATAAT